CTCCATTGGCGAGCAGATCGCTTTGGACGCCGCTATGTCCTCCGTTGACGCTACCCCCCGGAAAAATCCCTCTTTAACATCTTGACACATCGCACATCGGGCAAAAATCGCCATCCCAGTCTCCCGAGCCGGCGGTCATACCCGGCCGGGATGTCTGGCCCCAGAAAACCGTATCCCTCCTCGTATCCGAGCGCCTCCAGTTTGGGGCGGAGCGCCTCGTGGAGCTTCGCCAACGCCACTAGCCGGATTGCGGGAGACTCCCACGAATGATCGACCACAAGAAAGACTTCGGCTACCCTTTTCGCCAGGGCCACGACGCGCGGCTTGCCATCCTCATCGACAGCGGCGTCCGCTCCGACGAGCAAAGGGGAGTCGAATTCCGGGATGCCGTACTTCGCGGGGGCGTCGGCGTGAATTCTCAGCACGTCAGGCCAGTCAGCCGCGTCCAGCTCCCGTATCAGCATCAGCTTCTCCTTGGAGGTGCGGAGCCTCGATAAGGTATCGGTCCGAATCCGCTTATCTCCGACGGCGTTCCGGTTCCCGATCCCTGTCCCGCCGGTATGGCGGGCTGCTGCGTCCCGGTCGCGGCGACCGAAACCGGGTTCGCGCCGCCGTGATAAATCGGGTCGCTGGCTCCGGATGTGGGCTGGTCGGAGAACGCCCGGTAATAGAGCGGCTGCGATCCGACCGGGATGCGAATATCCCGCGACGGACCCATGTAGGCGGTGATTGGAGCCGAGAACGCCGCGTCCGCCGCATATTGCACATGATACGTCTTCCCCCGGTAAAACGAGCCTCCGTCGGTCAACTGGACGTGCGCCACGCCGCCCCCGGCAGTAACCGAGATGGAATCGGGCGGCGACGGAGCCGAGTTCTGCTGGCCTTGCAGGTTGGAGTTGGTTTGCTGCCCGATATTGGAAATCATCCGCTGCACGTCGTCGAACGCCTCCGCGATCCTCTTGCCGAATACCGGAACATTGCGGAGATAGCTGAGATTGCGTATCAAAGCCATTAGAACGAGCCTCCCGCGCTGCCGCGCACAGGTGCCCACGGGGCTTTGGCCATGTTGACAACCATCTTTTGCAGTTTGGCGTAGGCGTCGATCCCCGCGCCCGGATTCACCGTCGAGAAAGTGAAGGCGCACCGCGTGGTTTCCACGTTGATTCCATAGTCCACGTCGAAGCCCGGCGTCAGCGACAAAGGGAGCGCGGGGCTTGCGGGAAACGGATTGGTCAGGGACGCGGCCAGAGGCGTGACGGAGTATTGTCCGATTCCGGAGATGAAATTCTGCGCGAGCGTGTATACCTTCCGGTGGCTTCCCACCTGAAGCGTCTGCTCCGCTTCGTGCGAGACGAAAAAGAACGTCGTGTACGACCATGCGATATATCCGAAATCGTCATCCCGGTACTTCAGGGAATTGAGCGTGTAGGCGTTCGTTCCGGCTCCGAAGGTCATCTGCGGGGCGGAGGATCCGGAATGATACATAAGCTCTCCGCAGTAGGCGGCCCGATTCCACGTCGTCCACTTCCGGGTGAGATCGGAGGCGATCATTTTTCCCGTGAAAGAGATGTGGATGGGCGGGGAATTGGCTATGGCCTGCGCCGACCCAAGATTGCGGTAATCGAGCACGGCCACGTACATCCCGGCGGCGCTCGGAAGACCGAAATAGCAGCGCTTGTTCGTCTCGTCATTCTTCGACCAGCAAAAAGAAGTGTCGAATCCGGCCAATGCCTCCCAGAGCGGCTGAATCTCCTGCGAAATCTTATAGGGATGCTCTCCGTCGAAAATCTGCGCTCCGTCGGGGCCGTTCCACATCATCCACTCTTTGCCCGCCGAGCCGATGCCCTGCGGATTGCGGGCCACCGAGGCGATTGAGAACGCGCCGCAATTGTCGCTCTCGTCATCCACGCCCCACCCGCTCGGTTCTGTCTGGCCGTTATCCGAAGTCGAGTGAAGACCTGTTCCAGTGACTAGGTAAAGCGTTTTACGTATCGTTCCAAAGTTCCGCACAGGAGATGCGTCGTCCTGCGCTCCAAGGATTCCGGTAAGCCCGTCGAACGCGCCGAAATTGGCGGAATTGCTGATTCTGCTTTGCGTATCCAGGAACGGCTGATTGGCGAAGATGAGAGAGCTGTCGTCCACGGAAACCGTGGCCGCGACAGTCGATGCCGCCCAAATCGTGAGCACGAGATCGGACGGAACGGTCGCCGGAATCGACTCCGAGAATGCAAGCGTGACGAATCCTCCGCCCGCGCTCATGGATACCCCGCTGATCGAGGCGGAAGAGGAAAATAGTGTCGAAGCGCTCGTCAAGCTGGCATGGAATACGGTGGCCGCCGTTTGAGACGTGGACGAGAGCCACAGATAGAGCGCGTAGGCCGTGTTCGGCTGGACGATGGGATTTCCCTGAAAATTCGCATAGGCGCTTTGGTAGATGGAACCCGAAACCGCTCCAGTATTCGGGCAGGCGATGCTCCAGACAGATCCGAGCCTTGCCGAAACAAGCGATCCCCCGGTCGGCGTCCCGAACCATCCCGACGGAAGCGCGGACGGAGAGACGATGCCCCCGTCGAATCCCATGTTCAGCAGGTTCTGGACTTTATTCCGCTCCCCCCAAAGCATCAGCCTCTCGGCGTAGGAGAACACGCCCGCCGCAGGCCCGACTACGACCTGATTTTGCAGGTTGTTTCCCGGTATCGAAACCGCAAGGCCCGAATAGAGGGTATTGTCGGAGAAATCCATCAGGATCGAGGTTGTCGTGTTGTCGTAAATCTCGGTGGCCGTCGATACGATCAGGCCGTTAACCTGGGCCGGAACGGGAAGATAGAAGTAGTATGCCCCCAGCGCCCCGGTGAATTGCACGATTCTCCCCACGGCGATCCCCGCCGGATCGACGGGCAGTCCGGAGACTTGCAGATACTGGCCGCCGTTCGCGATGAACTGCGCCGGAGGAGACGGAGCCGTGATAAGCCCGTTTGGCAGCAGGAACGAAACCCGGCATTGGTGGATTCCGGGAGACGCCTGTCCGTATGGCGTGGCCGTGGCCCCTCCGCTGGTAGTGTAGATCGCCGCCGGGCCGTACTGCTGATACTGGAATTGCGTCGCGGAAATAATCGCGGTGACGAAGAATATGCCGTCCCACCCGAATGTGACCGTTCCTCCGGCCCATGTCCCGTCCGTATAACTCAAAGCTATGGTGAATGTCCGCGCCGTGGGAACGGTTTGCACGGTGAAATAGTTCGTGGCGGGGTTGGCCGACGCGAGAGGCCAATTGTAAGTCACCGTTCCGCCCGTGGACGCCGAATCGGAATCGAATTGGTAATAGGTGAAGGTGGTCGCCGAAGGAGCCTGCAGCACGGAGAACGTTCCGTTATAGGTCGTGTCGGCCACGCCCGCGATTGTCACCTCCGATCCCTGCTGAAGCCCATGGGCCGAAGTCGTCGTCACGGTCACGGTCTGGGCGCTTCGGGAGATGGACGCGATGCCGCCGCCGACCGCCACCCCGGCCACCCCTTGAATGTTCACCTGATTGTTCGGAAGCAGACCATGGGGCGTGGCCACGGTGACAGTCGCGATGCCTGGATTGTCTTCGTTCACCAGCACGATGGAAGAAATGGACGTTCCCACGACGGAAGCGGAGGCTCCGGCTATCTGCACCTGGTAGCCGATCTTCAGGCTGGTCGATGTAGCCGTGCTTGCGGTGACCGTATTGTTGCTCCGCGCAAGGGCGGCGGTCGGGCCGCCGACAGTCCCGCCGCTTCCAGTTCCGGACGTTGACCGGTTGTAGGCGATGGAGAAATTGGTGCCCTCTACGTCCGTTCCCAGCGATACCACGGTTCCTGAGATGTTGTACGCCGAGACGCTGTTTCCGGCTATCGTCACCAGCTCGCCGAGATTGATGGCGGATGTTAGGGCCGTAAGCTGGACATAGAGATAAGAATAATAGGTCGTTCCCCCTATCGTATACGGGTCGATGGGCTGGGCCGTGTCGATGGCCAGCCCGCTGCTGGTGGCATTCGACAAGCTCGCCCCCGGAAGCGCCACGCTCATCACCGTCGGAGCCGTTCCGGGGCCGTCCTGCGTCACGCGGTAGAGATTCGACCCGTCGTAGTAAATCGGCACATCGACGCCGTGAACCCTGTCCGAAAAGCACAGGTATTCAGCATAATTAGCGGTAATCGAAGAGCAGGCCGACGCTCCCGCCGTCGAATAGAGAAGCGAGGCCGTCCCGGGGGAGCTGGAGACATCCTCCACCCAAAGCTTTCCGTCTCCGGTGAAATACAGGTTCTTGATGTCTCCGGTGCCGGTGACGAAGCTTTTCTCGTAGACGAACGCAAGGGAGGATACGGGTGTTGTCAGGACTTTCTGAAACGCGGGCCGCTGAAACACCGATCCCGGAAGAAATCCGCATTCGGAGTTGGCCGGAGACACTCCCTCCGGAATGTCCGACGGGGACAGTTCAAGGTCAAGGCCGCCAAACAGCCCCAGCGGGACATCGACCGTGCTTTGAGCGTTCGACGGCAAGCGCCCACCCTATTGGAACTTGATGAACCGCGCCAAGCCGAAGATGTTCGCGGCGGCGAGACTCGCGAATGTCACGGCGGTGATCTGCGTAGTGCCGTTGAAGAGCTGCACCGCGCCGTTGGCCAGCGTCGTTCCGGTGGCA